GACCAGCGTGGGGCGACCAGCGCCTATGCCGCCNTGGTATTCAGCAAGTATGTGCCGGATTCCGACAACAACAGCAAGTACCCGCCGCAGTACCAGGTGTTCCTGTCCGGGACCGAAGAGGCTCCGAGCGACAGCTTGATTCATCTGGACTCACGCTGGTTCCTGGTCAAGCAGTCGTACCTGTCGACCAGCGGCTTGCGGGTGGCCTTGGCGAATGAGCTGGAAGAACCGACGTTTGAGACGATCAGCTTCGGGTCTAAGACGTATGACCCGATCACGGACACGTCCGGGACATCGAGCAGCACGGTGAAGATTCTGCGCGTGAAGTGGAGCGGGCACTTCACCTATTTGAGTCAGGGAAGTGAGAACTACCAACGCGGCGACCAGCAAATCTTCGTGCCCAAGACGGTGACGCCGAAGCCATCCGATACGTTGACACTTTCCGATGGAGTGTGGCGCATTATGTCCGTGCAGAATGAAGCGACGTGGAGTTGTCATGCTCGTCGGGCTTGAGCAGTTTGACGCTTCGGTGAAGACCTGGTTTGGCAATGTCAGGCAGGCGGCGCAGGAAGCTGCGGCAGGTTTGGCCGAGGTCGCGTTGCAGCAGATTGTTGAGCAGTCGCCGCAGTACACAGGCGACTTCGTCGCTGGATGGGAAGTCGGTTTCAATACCCCACCTGTCATCTGGCGACCGCCAAAAATCCTCAATCAGAAGATGATCAAGTCGGGTGTCGTCGACCCGTTCCAGAAGGGCGACGAAGTGGCCATTGAGTATGCCTTGAACAAGGCTCAGGCCCGATTCGCTGCGGCAAAGCGCGAACCTCTCGGTACGGCGATCTATCTGTCGAACTCAGCGCGGCACGACGAGAGCTACGCCTGGAAGATTGAGAACGGCGAGATCGACCTTCGCCCGGTTAACCAGAACGCAGACCGGGTCGTGCAGCGTGGCGCACTATTCACGCGCAACCGATTCAAACACATTGGCGCACCGCAACTTGCCGTTCTCAGGAGTTTAGGCGTATGACCACAGAAGTCCAGGCCAGGGACGCCATCGTCGCCTACTTCCATCCTGCGTGGACGACCGCGTATCCAAGCGTGCCGGTGTATTACGAGAACACGGTGAAGATCGACCTGGACACGGTCGGCAGCGCGTTCCTGAGTGTGAGCATCGACTTCAACGACAGCGTGCGCGAGGGGATTGACTCGTCGCCGATCACTGGCAGTTACGGGGAAGTGACGTTCCGGCTGTTCGCCAAGGACGGCGTCGGTGTCCGCGACACGTTGGCGAGACAGAACTACATCAGGGAACTGATGAAGTATCGCGACCTCTCCGGGGTGGCACTTGATTGCCCACGACCGGGAAGAAAACAAGCGAAAGATGGATGGGCATCGTCTGACTTGATCGTGCCGTTTCAATTCTGGCAGTGATTACCTGACGCTCCACTCGTCCAGGGCCAGTGTCATCGACACTGGCTTTTTCGTTTTCAGGAGCAGTAATTCCCACGCCATCTCCGGCATGTTGCGACTACCTGCTCGCCAGTGGTAAACGGACGAAACCGACACGCGTAGTAGTCCTGCGACTTTCTTTGCGTTGAGCTGGGCTTCGCACATCAGTTCCCTTAGTTTTTCTGGCGTCATTGGCTATCTCCTTGAGAGATTTTAGCATTTTTCTACATTGGGCAAAAGGATTATCCCAATGGCGAATCACCGAGGCTCTTGAAAATGCCATTCCGTTAAAATTGAGGTAGGCCAGATACCTGCGCCACAACATTTTTATAGAGGTAAAAATCGTGTCGATCACTTTGACTACCGGATCAACTTTGGCTGTGGCCAAGGTCTATGGGCCTTCCATCGCTTTCTCCACCATCACCAACGCGTCTGACGCGACCATTACCACGGCTTCGGCTCACTCGGTCGTGGTCGGCGAGTACGTCGAGGTCCTGTCTGGTTGGGGTCGCCTGAACAACCGCATCGCCCGCGCCAAGACCGGCACCACGGGTTCGACGCTGGTGCTTGAGAATATCAACACGAGTGACGTACTCAAGTACCCTGCCGGTACGGGCGGCGGTTCCATTCGCCGGATCTCGGCCTGGACGCAGCTTTCGCAGGTGAAAAGCATTTCGGCTTCGGGCGGCACGCAGAACTTCGCTGACGTGACCGACATCACCGACGTGGTCGAGAAGAAGGTTCCGACGACTCGTGCTGCCATCGACGTGACCGTCGACGCTTACGACGACCCGTCGCTGGCGTGGTACGCCGACGTTGTCATCGCCGATGAATCGCGCTCGCCCTATGGCTTCCTGCTGACCCCGGCCAACGGCAAGCCGATGGTCGCCAACGCCTACTGGAGCCTGCTGCGGGTTCCGACCATGGCCCAGAACGAAGCCATGATGACGCAGATGAACCTGTCGTATGCGGCCGAGCCGGTTCGTTACTACTCGTAAGCTGCCACAAACGCGTGGAGTGTGCACTATCGCTCCACGCGCGCCCTACTTCCAATAACAACACACGAGGATGAATCATGGCATTTACCCTGCAACCGAAACCCACCTTCACAGGTGAGGTCACGATCCCGACCCCTGCAGGGGACGGCAAGGTCACGTTCGAGTTCAAGCACATGGGCCGCAAGGCGCTGAAGGCTTTCTTCGAGTCGCTTGGCGAGGGTGATACCGCTCGCCCGGACAGCGAAGCGCTGCTGGACCTGGTCAGCGGCTGGTCCGGTGTCGATGAGAAATTCAGCCCCGAGAACCTGGACATCCTGCTCGACAACTACCCCTCCGCAGGGAAGGCGATCTTCGAGGCGTACAACAAGGGGCTGTTCGAGGGTAAGCAAAAAAACTCGTAGATCTGGCTGCCCGGATGTACGATTCCGGGCCGTCAGATGAAGAGTTGAAAGCGTTCTGCCTGACACGGGAGGATGTCGAGGACACCAGCGATTTCGAGATATGGCCGGAAAACTGGATGCCGTTTCTGGTCTTTTCCGAAGTGTCAACGCAGCGGCGTGTCGGGGCAGGAGGCGCAACGGGCCTTGACTACGGGGCAGTGAAGTGGGTCATGGACCTGATGAAGATCAAGAAGAAGTACGAAGTCCTCCGCGCAATACGGACGATGGAGTCTTCAGCACTAAAGACGATGAACAAATCTTGAGGGGTAGGGTATGAGTGGTGTAGACGCAGCGGCAACCTTATCTCTCAAGATTGATACCACATCGGCAAACGAGTCTCTCACTGCACTAGAGAATCGGATGAAGGGGTTGGGGGCAAGCCTCAACTCAGGGCCGACAACACAACCAAAAGCAATTTCGACTATCGGCACATCTGCTGCCGAGGCGGGGGCGCAACTCAAGACTCTGCAGGCAACCCTTTCCGGTGCAAAGTTTGACCTACCTAAGTTCACTGTCGGCCAGGGCGATCTGCTTGGAGGGGTTAAAGAAAAGCTCGCTCAGGAGTTAAGGCAACTCAAAGCGCAGTTCGACGCGAGTACCAAGGAATTCAAAGCGCAGATAGCCACGCTCTCGGCGCTGAGTTCTTCCAATACGGTGCCGATAACCAGCCCAAAACAAATCATGCTTAACAGCGCTTTGATGGCGGGCAGGATGCCTGGTAGTTTGGCAGCGCAGGAGCAAGTGTCCAGGTGGAAGGACGAGGAAGCAACCTCGAAAATGGAGCTGGCTGAAGCCAAAAAGGCCCTGGCGCGCAGAGCAGAAGTCCAAGCCGCGTGGGACGCCCGCAAAGCGAAACGTTCGCTGGCGTCGGCCTCGTCGATTGCCAGTCAATGGAAGGACGAAGAAGCAACCGCGAAAATGGAGTTGGCCGAGTTCAAACGAGTCAAGGCAACGTTAGACTACGTGAACCAAACCATACTTGCCGGAGCGATTGCAGAAAAAACACGCAGAGCAGAAGTCCAAGCCGCGTGGGACGCCCGCAAAGCGAAACGTTCTCTGGCGTCGGCCTCGTCGATTGCTAGTCAATGGAAGGACGAAGAAGCCACCGCGAAAATGGAGTTGGCCGAAGCCAAAAAAATCACGACCCTCAAGGAAGCCTTGGATCTTGAGATGGCAAAGTGGCTTAGGCTTGACGCCAAGGAGAGGGCAGCCGCAACGGTGAGGGCTGCCAGAGTGCTCTATGGTGGTGGTTCGGTTTCTTCTCTTTCTGGAGTGGAGGCTTCTTCTCAAGCCTTTACCGCTGCACAAAGCGCCGGTAGTGTTGCCGCTGCTGAGGCTGAACTGGCCCGACTCACGAACACACACAAGGCCCTCCACCCCGCCATCAAGCAGAGCGCGGACCATCAACTGCACTGGAACAAGGTTGCGAACGATGGCCATGCAGCAGTCCGAGGTTTGGCTGGAAGTCTCGGCACGTTGTGGATAACCTACGGCTCGTTGGCTCCGCTGTTGGCTGGCGCTGCCATCGGTTCCGCTTTCGTGAATGCTGCCAGGGCAGGGTCGGAGTTCTCCTACCAACTGACGTTCGTGAAAGCGCTTGGCAATGAATCTGCGGAAGCCATTGAACGCCTATCTTCGTCCGCACTGACACTGTCACAAACCGGACTGCGTGGGCCAACTGAGATCGCCAGTGGCTACCGTATTCTGGCGCAGGCCGGCTTGGATGCCGCCGCTGCTTTGGAGGTCATGCCCCACGTCCTGAATCTGTCTACGGTAGGTGAGATGGAAATGGAGCAGGCTGCAACCACGCTGGTCGGTGTCATGACAGCTTTCAACCTGAAGGTTGAGGATGCAGGGCATGTCGGGGATGTGTTTGCCAAGGCTGCAGCCTTGTCGCAGACATCGGTGCAAGCCATGACTGAGGCGATGAAATATGCGTCGGTGGTCGGCGAACAGTACGGGGCCAGCCTTGAGGATTCAGCAGCAGCCCTTACGCTCTTGGCCAAGGTGAATATCACTGGAACCTCGGCGGGTACAGCGTACCGGAACATGCTGAAGGAGTTGTTCACCCCGGTCCCCCAAGCAGCATCTGCGATGAAGAAACTTGGGTTGGAGACCAGGGACGCTAATGGCAATTTGAAGTCCTTTGTCGACATCATGAACGATCTTCGTGTGAAGTTGAAGGACTTCAGCCAAGGGGACACGCTGAGTATTACCCAACGCATCTTCGGGGAGCGCGGAGGCAAAGAAGCCGCCCGAATGTTGGCCATCGAGAAGGCCGACTGGGACAAGCTGGTCGCTTCCATCAAGGACTCGAACGGGTTCATGGAGGGGGTGGCTACCCAGTTGGAGAACACAGCCAAAGGTAAATGGGCGCAAGCGCTGAACACCTTGAAGAGTCAGTTGATTATCGCATTTCAGGAGATGGAGCCTGCGTTCAGCAACTTGGCGGACAATTTCAAGGAGTTGTTCTCAGACCCCTCGTTCGTTAACGGTTTGAAGTCAATCGTTGGGGGTGTGGCATCACTCACATCAAGCCTCGTGTCAATGGCGTCCGTGTTGCTCACGGGGGTGCAGATATGGGCTGTCTATAAGGCGGCTGTCATCGGCGCGGCAGTATGGACTTCGCTCACCACTGCGGTATCGGGTTTTGCAGCCAGCATGTTGGCTGTGAACGGGATCATGGGTCCAGCACTTGGAACCATGGCAACCCTGCGCGGTGTTATCGGCGGGCTTCCATCGCTATTGATGGCCATCCCCACCCCGCTGACCATCATTGCGGGAGCATTGGCGGCAGGGGCTACCGCGTGGGCGATATGGGGCGGTGCGGCATCTCGGGCAGGGGATATGGCCTATGACTCTGCCAGGCGAGCCGAAGGTGCGCTGGCAAAGGTAAAACGAAGAGAAAAGTATGGGGTCGGTGATCTCGGCGAGGCTCAAGAAGAACTGGACAAGGCAGAGAAACTTCTGAACCTGCGAGTTGAGGGGCGCGCCACAGGGACGGCACTATCTGATGCCAGACAGTCAGTTGGGAAATGGACTGAGGTTGTCGCTGACCTTGAGAAAGAAAAGTACAAAGCTGCGAATGCGTCCAGCGGTTTGAAGGCTGCCGTTGAGGGCAAGCCGGCGACGAGGAAAGCATCGGAGATCCTCGGTGCTGATCCGAAGCCAGTTGGCGCCTCTAACCGAGGCGAACTCAAAGACCTGCGCAGCATCCTCAACGACAACCTGGCTTCCGGACTGAAACAGGAACAGATCCAACTCGGGCGCGAAGTCATCGACATCGAGACGCAACTTGCTGCGCAGTCGATCAGTTCATCCGTCGCGACGGAGAGGAAGAATGCCGCCACACGGGCTTCGCTTGAGATTGAGCGGATGTGGATCGAGCAGTCGTTGAAAGATGCGAAGGTTGCTGGTGACAAGGTTCAGGTCGCGAAGTTCCAGAACGACCTACTTGAGAACGCACTCAAGATAGAGAAGCAGGAGCAGCAAACCCTGCTTGACCTGACCAAGAACCGGACGGCTGACAACAACGCCATCACGGACTCGATCATTGCGTCCAGCCGGTACGTTGACGACCTGAAGTTCGAGCAGGAAGCCTTGGGCAAGACGGCGCTGGAAGTCGCGAACCTGCGAAACCAGAGGGAACTCGACAGATCGAAGCAGGATCTGAACCTACAGGTGGGCAGGAACCAGATCAATCCCGACGTGGCGTCCGAAAAGGAGAGAGCGGCACAGACCAAGTTTGATGCGCAGTCGGCTGATGTGGCGTATCAGGAGTCCTTTGTCGGGGGCTGGATGCGGGCCTTCAAGTCTTATAACGACGCAGCGGCAAGTTCTGCGGAGATGGGCAAGGCGGTATTCGATAACGCATCCAAGTCAATGGAGGATTCACTGACCGCATTTGTCACCACAGGCAAACTCGGGTTCAAGAGCCTGACCACGACGATTCTCGCTGAAGTCGCACGGATGATGGCGCGTAAAGGCGTGGCGTCGCTTCTGCAAACGGTTGCCGGTTTCGCTTTTGGGGGCGCTCAGGGTTACCAGGTTCCTGGTTCTGGGTCAGGTGCCCCGGTCTACGGCGGTGATCTGGTCAATGCTAAAGGGAATGTCTTCTCCGGCTCCCCCTCGCTACACGCTTATGCGAATACCGTGCAGTCCAGTCCGAAGACTTTCGCCTTCCAGAACCTGCACGGGTTTGCGCGTGGCGGGGTTTTTGGCGAAGCGGGTCCGGAGGCGGTCATGCCGCTGTCCCGTGATAGCCAGGGTCGTTTGGGTGTGAAGGCCCAAGGCGGTGGTGGTGAAGGAGTGAATATCAGCATCGTGGTTAATGAGGCGGATGGAACCACGTCGACTCAATCCAAAGGGGAGAAAACCGATGCTTGGGGAGCAATCGCCGGTCGTGTTCGTGGTATGATTCTGGAGGAATTGAACACTCAAAAACGTCCCGGTGGGGCGCTCTACGCCTAACTCATTATGCCGACATTTTCCTACACCCCCGCTATTGGCGCTTCCGCCACATGCAAACCCACCGTCGACTCCGCGAAGTTCGGTGACGGGTACGAGCAACGCACTGCTCTCGGGATAAACACGAAGCCCAGGGACTGGAACCTGAAATTCACCACACACGTGAGCGATGTCCTGGCCTTTCTGGAAGCCCGAGGGGGCACAGCTTCATTTGATTGGACAGATCCTCTGGAGCGGGCGGGGAAGTTTATCTGCCGGGAATGGTCAATCGGTCATTCCGGGGCAACGGTCTTTGACGTTACATGCAAGTTCGAGCAGGTGTTTGAGTGAGCATCGCTTCTGACATTCAGAAACTCGACCCCGGATCTCTGGTCGAGTTGTTTACTCTCGACGCTACGGTGCTCAGTGGGGGAGTGTTCAATTTCCACGCAGGCATCAATGAACTCGGTGGCGATGTGGTCTGGCAGGGTGTCACGTACTCTCGCTTTCCACTGGAGGCTGACGGGTTCGAGTTGCGGGCCAATGGGACTGCACCGCGCCCGAAGATTCGGGCCAGTAACATTGGGGGCGCACTCGGGGCAGTGGCGAGAACAGCCAACGACCTGATCGGATCCAAGATCACGCGCAGGCGCACCTTCGTCCGTTACCTGGACGCGGTCAACTTCGCTTCCGGTAACCCGAGTGCTGACCCCAACGTGCACTTCACCAACGACGTTTTCTATGTCGACAGGAAGTCCGTAGAGAATCGCAGCATCATCGAATGGGAACTTGTCTCGGCCATGGACCTAGTCAATGCCAAGATCCCGAAGCGGCAAATCATCGCGAACGTTTGCCCTTGGCAATATCGCGGCAGCGAGTGTAACTACACCGGGGGAGCGGTGGCCACAGCGAGTGACACCCTCACCAGTGACATCTCGAAGGATGTATGTGGAAAGCGCCTGACATCCTGCAAACTTCGCTTCGGAACCTACGCGGTTCTCCCCTTCGGCGGCTTCCCCGCTGCGGCATTGGTGAGAGCATGAACGAGATTATTGCCGCTGTCGTGGCCCACGCCAACGAGGTTGCCCCGTGCGAGGCTTGCGGCTTGGTCGTTTTCCGTGACGGCGCTCTGGACTATGTCCGCTGCAAGAACGTTGCCAAGAACAACCTGAACAACTTCACGATTGCCCCAGAAGAGTACGCGAGCATCGAGGATGACGGGGACGTTGTCATGGTCGCTCACTCCCACGTGTTCATTCCTGCGACACCTTCCGATGTGGACAAGGCCGGGTGCGAGCAGTCAGGCTTGCCGTGGTTGATCGTCAATTACCCGAATGGGACGCACACGCTCACTTATCCGACCGGGTACAAAACCCCTCTCATTGGCAGGGTATTCAGCGAAGGCTTGCTGGACTGCTACGCACTGGTCAAGGACTACTACGAGCAAGAGCGCGACATCACCTTGCCAGACTGCGAACGGCCCGCTGTGTGGTTCGAGATCGGCGTCAGCATCCTGACCAACAACTTCAAGGACTTCGGTTTTGTAGAAATCCAGCAAGACGAGATGGTGCCGGGTGACTGCATCCTAATGCGGGTCGGGGCGACTGTGCCGAACCACTGTGCTGTCTATGTTGGTGACAACGTCATACTGCATCACGTCAAGGACAGGCTGTCTGGTCGCGAAGTGTACGGGACGTTCTGGAGGCGCGCCACCACACACTATCTGAGGTATGTCGGATGAAGATAATTCGGCTCTACGGAGACATGGGTAGACAGTTTGGCCGTGAGTATCGCATGGATGTGAAAACTCCCGCAGAAGCTGTTCGCGCTTTGTGCTCGCAGGTGAAAGGTTTCAGGGCTTATCTTCATGCTCACGCGCAAAGCGCGTTCAAGGTTTTTGTGGGCGGTCGCAACGCCTGTGACGGACTTTCGCACCCGTCCTCCGACAAGGAGATCATTCGTATTGCCCCGACGATTCAGGGTGCAGGATCGGTGGGAAGGATCGTACTGGGGGTGGTGTTGATTGTTGTCGGACTGTATACAGAGATTCCGGCGATAACAAGCCTCGGGGTGTCGATGGTCGTCGGCGGTGTCGTAGAGATGCTCTCCCCCACCCCCAAGATCAAAACCGGGGTTGACGCAGAGAAAGCCGAAAACAAACCGTCGTACAATTTCAACGGCCCGGTCAATACCGTGGCGCAGGGTCACCCTGTGCCGCTGGCCTACGGCAAAATCATGACAGGTTCAGCGGTCATATCCGCAGGGATGATAACGGTATGAGAATAACCGGGCACGGCGGTGGCGGTAGCGGAGGGAGTTCCGGGGCCAGCAGGACGGCTGTCGAGGACCCGGACAGCCTTCAGTCTCGCCAGTACGCCCATGTCGTGGACCTGATCTCTGAGGGGCTTGTGGAGGGATTGGTCAACGGGCTGCGCTCGGTGTATCTGGACGGCACCCCGATCCAGGCCAAGAACGGTGCGGCCAACTTCAACGGTGTGACGTTGGATTTCCGCCACGGGTTCAATGTCCAGGACCACCTGCCGTCCCCGGTTGGTGTCGAGAACGAATACTCCGTTGGCGTCCAGGTCACCAACCCGATTCCGATTGTGCGCTCGATCTCCGGCAACGTGGACGCGGCCCGCATCACGATAGGTGTTCCAGCCCTGACATCTCAGGACCTGAGAACGGGTGACCTGCACGGGTCCTCAGTGGCTATCTCAATCTCAGTCCAGAACAACGGCGGGGGCTACGCCAACGTGCCGTTGGGATACGCGTGGGAGGACGTTCCGGCCTACACCTTGGACTATCCGCCGTATCCCGATTCGTCCATCACCTATGGCACGTGCACCCAAATGGGTGTCACGTTCACTGCCAGATTTCCATCGCGCGTTGTCTACTCAGTGAGCGGGACATACGAAGTTGAGGCTGTGTTTACGACAGAGTATCTACCCTTGCGTTGGGTCGTTGAATACAGGGGTCCGGACGACATTTGGCACAGCTATGAGTCTGGCTACCAGGCAGGTTCCGCTGAAGAGTTCTCACGCACGGTTTATCCGCCAGCAGGTCAGTGGGGCAGTCGTTCCATTCGAGTAACACTGCTCGAAGCGGGGAGCGCGATAACGTCTTGTACTGGCCACGCGATGAATCTGTCCTATAGCAGCACCATCACCGGGAAAACAACCTCGCGCTACCGGCGCTCTTACAGGGTAGAGTTACCCGCCCCCGGACCTTGGGACATCAAGATTACTCGCTTGACGGCAGATAGTACATCGTCCTCCGTGCAGGACGAGACGTGGTGGGATTCACTGGCCGAGATCGTGGACTCGAAGATGTCCTGCCCGAACAGCGCCATGGTGTCATTGTTGATCGACGCCAAGCAATTCCCAACAGTGCCGGTTCGTGGCTATGAGATTTACGGGATTCACTGTCAGATTCCATCGAACTACGACGCGGTTGCCCACACCTACTCCGGGGTGTGGGACGGCACCTTCCTCACTCGCTGGACGGACAACCCCGCGTGGGTGTTCTACGATCTGTTGACGAACGAACGCTACGGAATTGGGGCACACGTCGATGTGTCGGCCATCGACAAGTGGCAGTTGTATGAGATCGGGAAGTATTGCGACGAACTTGTTCCAAGCGGGTTCGGCTACTTTGAGCGCCGTTACTCCTGTAACCTGTACCTGCAGACACGTGAGGACGCTTACAAAGTCCTGATGAATATGGCGTCCGTGTTCCGTGGCATGGCCTTCTGGTCTGGGGGCCAGGTGACTGCCACAGCAGATATGCCGTCCGATCCCGTTTGCCTGTTTTCAAACGCCAACGTCATCGACGGGGAGTTCACTTACTCGGGGAGTTCCAAGACGGCGCGACACACGGTGATGCGGCCGCTTGTATCTGATACTGCTGATGTCTCGACG